TTCTTCTCAAAGATCATCCAACGCAATTCTCTACCAGGGATGTTGCTCTCATTATTATGAGAAGACACTGCCCTCAATAGATTGCCATAGTGTTCTTGTGGTACTGACTGCTGAAAGCGAGCACCAACAAACTTGATATCAAACTCCATCTCTTGCGGATGAATATCTTCGTTGAAGAACTCATCATGAAGTGGTGCAAGAGAACTTGTGGACTTGATTACTTCTTTTTTCACAAAACGCAGATAATCCTCAATATTCCCCATCTGAGAGAAATACTTGATGAATTCGTCTGCGGCCCAAACGGCATCATCATTAGATATAATCATCAATAAAATTTAGGGGTATCTGGATCATCTGCGCGGAGAAGAACTCCGTCAACTTTATTAAGTAGTTCTTGCACGCCTCCATGCAAAACTCGATATCCAGTTCCAACATAGAGTTGACCCAGGACAACTGCAATAGTACAGACTCCCCAAAAGAGATAATAATGAGATGATTTCACTTGTGCTTTCCTCTTAATTTTTTGATTTTTCATTTGAATTCACACTCCACCATAATTTCAGTTAGACATGCAAGCATATTTATTTCTTGATCCGCCACGAATGCCATCTGATACTGATACTTAGCAAGAGTAAGCACAGCAGCAGGAATACTACTCGGAGCCATGGAATCATAACAAGCATCGTAAATACGACGCAGAAGTAGATTAGTATCGTTGTCCAGGTTATTGACGATCCATTTACGTACTTCGGGAAAATCTTTCTCTTTAAGTTTCTTAACCAAGTCATTTACTTTTACATCACTAAAGGTTGCAAGAATGCCGGAGTCAATCTTACCACTTGAGGAGTAACGCTGACATTCATTAAGAACACGTCGCCAATCAGGGAAGTGTTTATTGATCAGTTCTACCAGGACCTTGTTATCATATTCAACACTCTCTGTAGCCAAGATTTCTTGGAGTCTTTTGAAGAAGAGGGCGGCGAGTTGGGGTTTGCTTTTGGAATTGGTGGAAAAGTCAATACAGGCGCATCTGGAGTGGAGAGGCTCGATAATTTTGTTTTTGAAATTGCAGGTAAAGATGAATCTGCAGTTGCCAGAAAACTCCTCTGTAAACGCCCTAAGGAGGAGTTGTACGTCGTTTGTTGTGTTATCCGCCTCATCGATGATGATGACTTTGTGTCTGCCAGTTGCTTGAAGTGAGACGGTCGAAGCGAAATTTTTTGCAGTATTTCTGACCGTATCAAGAAAACGTCCTTCATCGGATCCGTTGATGACATAGACATCTACCCCCAGTTCGTTACACAGTGCTTTTGCTACAGTAGTCTTACCACATCCTGCTGGACCGGCAAGCAGCATGTTTGGGATCTCACCTTTATGTAGGAAATCTTGAAAGGTCTTCTTAATATTAGTTGGTAAAATACACTCTTCAATAGTTTTGGGTCGATACTTTTCAACCCAGAGAAAATCATCACGCATAATCATTCCAAAGGACGAACAAATTCATTAGACACAATATCAGTTGCCTTCAATTGCTCTTTCATATATTCTACACCACATTCCGGTGTAGCGGTATCTCCACAAGTGAATACATCACAAACTGCCATACCCTTCTCAGGCCACGTATGGATGCTGATATGGGACTCAGCAAGCATGGCAATAGAAGTAACACCCTGAGGATCAAACTTGTGAACTGCAAGGTTCAAAAGTGTGGACTTACATTCTTTTGTCGCTCTGTACAAAAGCATTCTGATAAACTCTTTATCATCAAGTAGTTCAAATGGGCAACCTTTCAATGTAAAAAGGATGTGTTTCATGATATCCAATCAGGTTTACGATCTGGGATACGAAGATAATTATCTTTTACCCATGGTTTAGATGAAATATACATCTTGTACTTTGTGTAGATGTCAACTGTTTCATCATATTTGAACTCATCAGGTCCAGCAAAGACAAAAGGTTTAGGACCCTTGCCAGAGCGCCCTTGCGGGTCAGCAGTAGGTAGGATCTCCTTTGCTGCCATAAGAGTATGGAAGCAGGTATGAACCTTGCCGTAGCGCATCTTGTACTCATCACAGAGGGCAATGCCATGATGCAGTAGCCACTGCCAGTTACATACAAAATCGTTTGCCCAGATGGTACAGGGATGATTGCGAAAGGCACCCTTCTCAGTGGCATAGGGAGTACCATCTGCCTTGGGAAGAGTGCCAAATCCATGACCCCATTTGTCAGAGCATACAATAGCAAGCATCTGACAAGTCTCCAGTGGCATCTTGACAATGTGTTTGTCAGGAAGAACCTGAGCAGAGTGCCATGGATCAGGATCAGTCACAAAGATGTTCATAATCTAATCAAAGTTGGAGTTTAATATGACTCTATTGTTGTGATATGCAGGAACATGACCAGTGTGAATATAATGCCCGTCAAAGATTAGCAGTCTATTCGCTTTTGGTTCAATCTCTTTTTGCACTGTCAACTTACTTTCATCAATTTCAGGAGATCCCTCAAACCTCTCATTGAAAATGACAGTATTACCATCAGAATCATTCAAATAAAAAATGGTGGCAACGTGAGGATGCTCACTATCCACATGGGGATCACATCTCATGCCACCAGGAGTATAGACTGTCATATCCAGTCTTGATCTAAGAATGTTTTGACACCCAATTCCAGTCTTCATCTTAACCAAAAGGTCGGTCAAAAGTCCTGCATCATAAGTATCAAGAAATTCATTCTTGTTTCTTACTACATGACAGTTGAATCCATGTTTCCCAAGACCCTTCTTCTCAAACACACCTGCGGTAATGTTTGCTTGATAAAACCAGGCCTGGTCCCAACTCAGAACATAGTTTTGAATTAACTCAAAGTAGTCTTGAGGAGCAAAGTTATCAACTACTTCGATCATGCTGCAACAAACGTAGAGTCTGGTTCCAGGGCGATGAAGTAAGTCAGATCATGGTTCTTAGAAGTGAAACGAGAGAGAAGTTTCTGGGACACAACCACATCATAAGTTCCAGGAAGAACTTTGATATTCTCTACTTTGAAGTTGAAAGAGAACTCAGATTCGGTTTCACCAACGACAATAGCAAAGTCATTAGATGTGTCATTCTTCTTGTCACGGACAACCAGTTTGACAACACCGTTCTCACCAACAGCAGAAAGATCAGGCAGTTGATAGACAGCAGCTGCTTTCAGCAGTTTGTCCAGTTGTTCAGTGCTCACTTCAAAGCACACATCCTCAGAGGGAAGAGTGATTTCTTTGTCGGGAGGAGTGACAATGACGTTGGGATCAGCAAAGAAATACTTTGAACGCATCTTGCCCTCACGGATCACAACGTAACCGTCATTGCCAAAGTCAAGTTCAGGTCTCTGGTGAAGACTCAGACCATTCAGAAACTGATTGAGATCATAGACACCAAAGTCTTTAGCAAACTCTTCAGAGATAGTTGCCTCTGCAAGAATATTCTTCATCACACTGATAGTGCGAAGTTTGTTACCCTCCTTGAAAAGGATCGATTGATTGATAGAAGAAAAGTTCTTCAGGACAGAGATAGTTTTATCAGACAGTTTCATAGGATTACGAATTTTCATCACTGAG